TAATAGCTTCTTTGTGATTTTATATCCTTTTGATCCATGCATTTCAGATGTATTTTTAATATCAGACTTGAAATTTCTATTTGCAGCACGGGACATATTTGAACGCTGTAATCCATACTCTACACAGAAATCAAGTATAAACTTTGTCTTAGTGATCCTTCCACATGGGTGATGAATAGTGTACATATATCGGACATTTGACTCTCTTTGCTTCTGAATTGATTCCTTGGAGTTTACCATACCCATGCGAGATTTGGATAGTTTGTCTTTCTGTTCCTGTGAAAGAGTTTTACCCTTATTGATTCTAGAAAGTTTCCTTTTAGTTTCCTCCGAGTGTTTGAATCCTTTTGTTGATTCTGACATCTTTTTCTTAGTTTCGTCCGACAACTTTCTTCCAGTATTGATTTCGGAAAGTTTCTTCTTTGTTTCATCTGTATGAGTTCTATTTGATGCGGATTTTGATAGGTTTTCCTTATGTTCATCAGTAAATTTCATTCCTGTATGAGCTTCTGACATTTTCTTTCTGGTTTCTGCCGATCTAATTTTTCCGGTGTTACCTTTTGATATCTTTTGTTTTGCTTCTTCTGATAGTTTTAGTCCGACAGAACCTTCTCCACCCATAGTGAGATTATACCCTCCTTGCGTAACATGAGTTTGATAAAGATTGATAAAATGTGTCTCCATCAATTTTACATGATCATAGCATGTAGATTCATATAGCAACTCTTGTATAAAATTTTCATCTCCATATTTACGAATAGCTCGATGAAATGCGTATGTAGTTCCACTATTATATGCTGCGTATTTATGCTTTGTCCACCTAGCTCCTATGGTGCTATATGCAGTGATTCCCACATACTGTTTGTCATTTATTATATTTGTAATAATGTATATTTTTGCTTTATTGTCACTCATATAAGTATATAGATAGAAAAAGAGTCGTGGAGGACTCTTTTATATTAAGATTCAGTTAAGAATCATATCAACTCTCGTGTGATTTTATATCCTTTTGATCCATTTAGTTTAGATATATCGGTGATATTTTGCTTTTCATTTTTATTGACTGCAATACCCATATTTGATGTTTGAATATTGTACTTCACACAAAAGTCCTTTAGATACTTTGTCACAGTGATTTTCCCGCATGGGTGATATATCGTATACATATACTTAATTGCAGAATCTTTCATCTTCTTTTTTGTTTCTACGGTGTTTTTTCTTCCTTGTCGATTACCCTTGTTTATACCATAATCCTTCAGTATTCTTCCTGTATATTCTCTATATGATCTTCCTGTTTTGAGAGCCTTGGATAGATTATTAGAATTTAAATCTGTTCCTTCACAATATCTATGAATATTTGTGGTTATTGTAGTTACTCCATTTGGATCAATTATTTCATACTCATAGTGAATTATTGGATTCTTTCTCTTCGATTCTGATAGGTTCTTTTTCCACTGCTCTGGATTCTTTGCAATAAAATGGCCTCCACGAAATCTATCTCCAATTTTCTTTCGATGTTCGTCGGATAGTTTTTTCCCGGTGTGTGCGATCGACATTTTTCTCTTCGATTCTTCTGTATGTCTCATACCAAACCATCCCTCTCCACCATATGTCATGTTGTACCCACCCTTTGATCCGTGGGTTTCATATAGATTAATGAAATGTGTCTCCATTTGACATATATGTTCATGGCTTTCCGACTCATATAGTAAGATTTTAGAAAATTTATCTTTTCCGTATTTACGAATTGCCCTATGTAACGCTCTTCGATGACATGCTTTTAATTCATGCGTTGCAGAATAAACATGCCGATTCCATCTAGCAGTTATATTACTAGAGGTTATGCCAACATATTGTTTTCCATTTATTGTATTTGTTATCAGGTATACTTTATGTATTTTCATTATTACTCCTTTGTTCAATTGTACATATTATATAGGCAAAAAAAGAACCCCGAAAGGTTCTTTTAAGTTAGTGTCTATTAAGTTAAATTCAAAATCGGCTGGAAACGGTAATACTGATTAATACCAGCAGTCAATGTTTCGCCGTCTGGGGCACCTGATGCCAAAGTAACGAATGGATTTGTTACGAGGCCGTAACGAGTCTTGAATCCGATTTTTGGCTGGAAGGTATCTTCGCCCACAGCACGATACATTTGTAGGGGTATGTATGGGCAATAAAACAAGCCCGCATCCATACTCGATGTACCTCGATATCCAACACACATGAAGTCGTTGGTAGCAGTTGCTGAGTGATACGGGTCGATGAACACTTTCATGCCGCTCGCCAGTGTACCAGCAAAAGTATTACCAGTGTCATCAACTTCAAGATTTCCTTGAAGTGCTGGGTTATAATCAAGAACACCAGCAGCGTTCAAAGCACTTGCAACATCTGACGAACAGATGACGAAGTTACCTTTACCACGACGAGTTTCCTTAGCAATAACATTAGCTTCACGCTCAATTTGGAAGTGCAGACCACGGAAGCGTTCGACCGACCAACGACCATTACTGTCAACATCAAGATCGAATTGTCCGGGAGTTGTTACCCCAGTCTGGGCACCCTGTTTAGCAGTAACATAGAGAGTACGAATTACTTCGCGGTTCTGTTCTGCAAGAATTTCCTGAGTAAGAATGTTTGCCAATTCCTTATCAGCATCAAGACCATGAATAGCCTTCATGTCTTGCTGAATTTCATGCGAATATTCAGCTTTCAACGCACGGCTCTTAGCAGTAACGCTAGTTGAGTCGATGTTGATTGACATTTCTTGGAAATCTCCACCAGTATCTGAGCCGAGGATTTCAGCGGCTGAAAGAGCCATACCACGACCGATTGAGATACCAGCGATACCTGATCCAGCAGTCGTACCGAAGTCTGATCCACCGATACCAGTAGTACCCTGACCAATAGCAGGATCACCAGAGAAACCCGAACGAGCTTCAGTGATACCGAGTGCTTCATTACCCTGTGCGAGTGTTGCATTTGCACCGTTGCGACCATAAGTTGCACGGAGAGCAAAGATCAAACCCGATGGGCCTGTCATTGGCTGAACGCCACATACATCGTATGCAATCATCTTAGGTGCTGAACGACGAACGAGGGACATAAGAATTGGATCCCAGTTTGTAACATTACTTGCGATTGTACCCGGTGCAGTCGATTCCGAAAGCATTGTTGCTTCGGTCTGTCCGGGGTTCATTGACTTCAACTGGTTTTCAAGAAGAACAGCGGTTGTCTTACGACGATGGCTGCCCTTAATAGGATCATAATCCTTATGATCAAGGAATGCTCCCCACTTTTCTACCAACATGTCCTTCTGTGCTTCTACTTGTTTTTGTGATTCATCCATTTTGGATTCTCCTTAAATCGCCCTTTTTAGGCTTTGGTTAATAACAATTATATTTAGTATATATCGTTTTTTGACTTATTACTCTGCTTCGTTTCCAAACTTGCCCATACCGTTAAGAAGATATGCCATAGTTGGATCAACATTTACATCACTTACATCTTCATTTAATTCAACAACACCTTCTGATGTTTCAGATACTGTTTCTGCTGAAAGATATGCTTCTTTTATGGTTTTAACTTCTGAAAGATACTGCTCTTCGTTATCGAATGAGATATTTTCAGTCAATGATTTGAGCTTTTGAATCTCTGTGAGAGTCAAATCACGGCATGATTCAGAGATAATACGATCCTTGCGGGCCTTCTTGAGTTCTGAATTTGATGAGGCATTATTTTCAAGAGCTTCATTCAATTGTGCTGTAAGTGATTCGATATCATCATTCATTTCGTTGATAACATCATATCCACTATCTGGGACATCAATATTATGCTCTACCATGAGATCACGAAGTCCAGACATGAACTCTTCTGTGATTTCAGTGCGAAGTCCTGTTTCAACCTGAAGTTCATTTTCCTTCATCCATTCCTCTGCTACCATTGTAAGATATGAATCAATTTGCTCTGTAAGAGTATCTTGATGTGTAGCATTTGCTTCATCAAGTGATTCCAACTTTTCTGTGATAATACGAGTATTTTCTTCTACGATAATATCGAGAGTTGAACGAACACGCTCACCAACAGCAGCTTCAAAGATTGTACTTGCTTTGGTAGTGAACTCTTCGTTGAGAGAATCGTCAGATGTTTCAAACATTTTTGAAAGATGCTCACGAATGGTTTCTGACATTTCATCAGAAGCAAGATGCTCTTCGATCTTCTTCTTGATCATATCTTCGCCATACTCGTCATCTGCCTCTTCTTCGTCGCCATTATCTTCCATTTCTTTCATGTACTTTTTACCGTACTTCATGCCTTTGCATTCTTTGCATTTTTCGCCCTTTTCACAATCGCAGTCATAATCCATTTTATCCATCTCGTTCATCAATTTAGAGCCATCTTTAGCTTTACCAGTTTTCGGGGCATATTCTGAATCCCGCTTTGATTCATTTTCATCTGATTCTGGGGCTGTTTCGCCTTCCATTTCAGATTGCTCCATTTCATTCATACCACCAGCTTTATACTTGTTGGTGTCTGAAGTTCGTTTGGCTTTAGCATCTTTACCGGATGTTTCTCCACCATCTTCATCATAACCATCAACTGTTGGCATTTTATCTGCTGTTGTACTACGAGTGTGTGAGACATTAGCTGCCTGAGTCTCTTTCGATGCCTCAGAAAGCATTACTTCTTCTACGATTTCTTTTGCAATTTTATCTGGATTCATTGTTTTCTCCTTGATTCCAATATTAAAGGTTTCTACTATTATATATCATTTTCTAAACTTTAAGATTTTATATGTTGCCCAAAAATTCCTCAAACAACCTAATCTTCTGTTCCATCATCTTTCTAGACGATGCTTTTACAATTTTTTCTTTCGCTTCTTCTAGATTCTTAGGAGACCAAATTCCGGCATCCCACACCCAGTCAGCACTTTCCATAAGACCTTGTACAAATGCATCTGGGGCTGATGGATCTGCTACAACATCTGCTGCTGTAGCAATACGGAAATCGTCCTGTACATATGTGACACCATTTGATTCTTTTACAGACCCCATACCTCTGGAAGAAACACCTAGATTTGCACCACCTTTAAGCAATGCAGATACAATATTTCCACATGGAGTATCTACAATCAATGCCTTGCCGATGAATGTATTTCCATTAGATTTAAGCTCTGTAATGAGATGCGAGACCCTATCAAGATTAATTTCACTTGTTGGTGGGTGATTCAGTTCACCATATGCTCGTTTTGAGTTGATATTGTTCT